AGGTTGCGGTTCCAGATTCGCCAAATACGACGCTACCGAACCCCTACGACCTGAGCGCGCCGACAAATCTCACGCTTACGGCAAACGGAACGACGCAGCTAATCCAAGCCGACGGCACGGCGCTGCCTCGCATCCTTGTGGCGTGGACCGCGCCCGCCGAGGCGTTCATTCAATCGGGCGGCGTAGTGGCCATCGAATACAAGGAAAGCACGTCAGCGACGTATCTCACATGGAGCCGCGTCGGAGGAGACCAGACGCGCGACTACATTTCGAGCGACGTGAAGATCGGTCTGACCTACGACGTGCGAATTTTCGGCGAGTCTTATTTTAACGTATCGACGAGTTACCTCACGGCGCAAACGGGCGTAGCCAAAGACACCACCGCGCCCGTCACGCCGACCGGCCTTAGCGCCGTAGTCGGCACGGGCCGCGCCGTATCGCTCGACTGGAACGACAACACCGAGCCCGATTTCTCGGAGTATGGCATTTATCGCAACACCACGGCGGTCACGCCAGCGAACGCCAACACGAACAAAATCGCCGAGGTGAGAGCGTCGCGATTTGTGGACACCGACGTGGACATCGGGACCACGTATTACTATTGGATTAACGCTTACGACACGGTCGAGAACGTCAGCGGCTTTGCAACCTCGGTGTCTGCCGTGCCGGTCGTGATTACGGCTGGACCGATTGACTCGACGCCACCGAGCACGCCCAGCGCTCCGACCTTTGTTTCGGAATCGACTTACCTTTCAAGCGACGGCGGGACATTCGCAAAGATCACCATCGCCGCCCCCGCGCTTCCTGCGGGCGCGCGGGTCAATCAAGTGCTTTACAAGATCAGCGGCTCAACCGACTTCCTGATTGCTTGCGAATTAACGGCAGCGGGCAACGCGACCATCGACGATCTCACGGTCGGGGCGTCATACGTTTTCGCGATTCGCGCGGTGTCGTTCAGCAACGTGCGCAGCACGGTCTCGACTACGTTGTCGAGGACCGCGCCGAGCAACACGACGGCACCGGCTGCGCCGACCGGAGGGACATTTACGGGCGATGGCGTGAAGCCGAAATACTTTACCGGAACCCTCGTGTTTCTCGTCGGCACTCGAATCGGATGGGCACCGAACACCGAATCCGATTTCGATTACTACCAAATCAAAGCGACGACAACCAACAGCGACGCGGCGACAGATTACAGTTGGACGCCGTTCGACGGAGCAAATTTTTTCGTAACGACACGAGACACCGAAACGTTCCTATACACCTCGACGATTGGCGCGGGATACATACGCATCAGGGCCGTGAACCGATCAGGTGTTGCGTCATCGTGGGCAAGTCTCGGAAACGCAAACTCGGCGGCGTCAGTCGGAACTGGAACGGTCTCAAAATACAATGACTCCGACGTAACCACCACCGGAATCAAAACCGGCTCTGGCTCATCCACGCGACAGGTAAACGTCGTCTATGAAATTAACGACGTGGTCACGCTCACAGGCGGGGCCGCGACCGAGAACGTAAACATCTCCCTGACGAATCGCGGATTCAGCACGAAGCCTGATGACGGTCTGGTCGTGGTCGAGGACGTTCTTTACCAAGGCTTCTACGACTCGCAGTCCGCAAGCTCAACATCCACAAACGCGGTAATAAAAATCTATCGCAACGACGGCGGTACGCTTGCATCAGGACCGCTTCGACTCTCCGCACGCTTCACGGATTACACCTAACATGGCCTTTCAAAAAACATTCACGCTGCGCTCTGGCGCACAGGGAAACTACACGCGGCTCATCACCTACCGCGTGGACAGAATGACGCGCGAGGCCGTGGGGTTGTTCTCACTCTTCGTGGACTCGGAGGCGGCGCACTCAGGCAAAGACCCGCTCACGCCGTGGATTGCAAAGTTGCGCGTGACGGGCGACGCGTTCGACCGATACTTTTCAAGCGCCGCGCTCGATGCCGACACGATGGCGAATTTCTACCGCGCAGCGAAGGCCGAGCCGATGGTTTCAGATTTCGGCGACGCTTTGTTTTCGGATGCGCTCGACGTATGACCAAAGCGGATACAAAGTATGGACCGCGAAATTACACGCTTGCCACCGCTGCCGATTTTGCTCTCCTCGTCTCACCATGCGGCGGCGAGGGCTGAGGCCAACCGCAAGCCCGCGAGCGGATTTACCGCTGCGCGGGCTTTCTTTTGCGCGGATTCCGAATCCATCGCCAACATTTGATTCGTTTTAAGTGGCGCAACTGCAACGGCTTAGGTAAGCAGCAGGACAAAATACGCAATTGAGCTTTACGCAGGCGGGGCGATCGGATTGAGTGTGCACGTCGGAGGGAATTAACCCCGAGACGCAAAACACAAAAAACAAAATGAAGACCCAAATGAAGAACGCCAACAGCCTCGAAGCCCTCAAATCCAATGCGCCAGAAGGAACCCGATTCATTCACACCGCGAGCGTGATGGATGACAGCTCAACCGGTGGCTTCTGCGGATTCTACGCCACGCCAGAGCAAGAGCGGGAATACAACGACGGAATGGCTCGGATGGCCGAGATGGGATAACCAACCCCACCCCCGCAAACCACCCCGCTATCTCTTCGGAGGCGCGGGGTTTTCCGGTGCCAGACCGGAGGGAAATAACCCCGAGGCTCGCAACATAACAAAATGAACTACGCCGCTCGAATCACTGTCCGCCAAAATACACGCACCGGCCGCACGGTCGCCGGATTCGCATCATCCCTCCCGCGTCTTGGGACCGAATGGCGCGACGTCGCCAACTTCGGTCGGTGGTTCGGCGGCCAGATGAGCTACCGGCCATTCAAGACGGCCTTGGCGCAGGCTCGGGATTTGGCCGAATACTACTCCAATCTCGCTACCGGAAAATGAGCCCGACCACCGCCCTCACCCAAGCTCTGGTCCTCGCGCTCACCGCGCCCGACCAAGCTCGCGCCGACCGCGCAATCGCTCTTGCCGAAAGCATCGGCGCGGGCTGCACGAAGCGCCAAGTCGCCACCGCGAAACGCAACGCCTCGAAGCTCACGAAATGAAATCCACGCTCCTCCTCCTCGCGCTCTGCGCAACCGCGCGCGCCGCGCCACCCGCCTCCTTCTTTCGCGCTCTGCACGTCGTCGAGACAAGCGGCCGCACAGGGCCAATCATCGGCGACGGTGGCAAGGCGCTGGGGCCGCTCCAGATTCACCGCGGCTACCATGCCGACGCAGGCATCGGCGGCGACTATTCGCGATGCGCGGGTCTCGACTACTCGCGCTGCGTAGTCACCGCTTACCTTCAACGCTACGCGCCCGCAGCGTGGGCGGCGGGCGACGTGGTCACGCTGGCCCGAGTGCACAACGGCGGGCCACGCGGGGCGAGCAAGCCCGCGACGGTGGCCTACGGCGACAAGGTTGCGCGCCTCACCAAATGAAAACCCTCAACGACATCAAACGCGTGGTCGCCAAAGCAGGCGCAACCGTCGAGGAGGATTGCGGCTATCGCGACATGAGAGTCATCCAGCTCGTTGCTCCCGTTGGTAAACTCTGGGCAGGCACGGACTGTCAATGCGAGCCGGTGCAGTGGGCGTGCGGATCAGCGCCTCACGCGGTGCAACACAACGAGCAGGCGTTCGCGGACATCCTCGACACGCTGTCTCACGGACTCCGCGAGATGACGCTGGAGGAAGCGGCGGACTACGCCGAGGATTGCACCACCAAATAACTTTCGGAGCCACCCGAACACCAAGGCCAACGAGCCCGACCGTGGGCGTGCGAAAATACGCGGTCACAATCAGCAACACAACACAACAGGACGACAATGAATCAAGATAACTACGACACGGAAAACGAAATGCTCTGGGCCGCGATGGACCTGCGGACCATGACGAGCTTCAAAGCGGAAATCGCGATCTCGCGACGAGTGACGATCAAACCGAACGCGATCAAACCGAACGCGATCAAAGATACTTGGGATTATCAGATCACATTCGGCGATATCTTGAACCGCGGTGCTTGGCGCTGGGAGTGCGCGCAGGCTGACTCGCTGAAGGCCGCGATGGACATCACCCGCGCGCAGATTACCGCGCAGGGCGACGAGAAGGCTCGCGAGCTCCTGCAATTGCAGGACGCCGCCGCGAAGCTCGGGCTCAAGCTCGTGGAGGCCACGCCATGAGCCGACCCGCATCGCCACTGGTGCCGCTGGTAATTTGCCGCGTGCTCGAAGGATTCTCGCCGAAGGAAATCGCGCACGAGTTGCAACTGACCGCAGGCGCGGTCTCTAAGATCATTGGCAACACGCCGGACATCCGAAAGCAATACGTCACTCACGCCGAGTTTCGTCAGCTCCTCAACCAACGCAAAGCCACGCCATGAATCTCGAACTCATCCACGCGGAACTCGTGCGCATCCGCGAAGCCTTGGAAGCTCGCCCGTTCGCATCGGGGGCACCGGCTGCAAAGCCTGCATCGAGCTTCCCGAAATCGGACGAGATTCCGATGCCGACCGAAATCATCGCCGACGCGGGCAACGTGCAAGTGCACTTCGGCAAGAACAAGGGCGTCGCGCTCTCGTCACTCGGCGACCGCTCCGTAGCGTGGTATGCGCAGGAACCAGAGCCGCGCATCGGGAACAACGGCAAACCCTTCCCGCCGCGACCCGAGGACTTGCTACTGCGCAACGCGGCACGGACGCTCATTCACCAAAAGCGCGGGACTCTACCGAGTGCCGCAGTTCCTACCGCTCCCGCAGCGACCTCTGTGAACGAGGAGCACGTCCCGTTCTAAAAGCAAAAAGCCCGCCGCGGGAACACAACCGCGACGGGCCAACAAAACAACACAACAACATCAGCCGATTCGTAAAAAATGAGCACAGAAAACACACAGTCAGTCACATCAACCGCCGTGGTCGAGACGCCCAAAAGCGTGACGACACCAGCCCAAATCAAGACGCCGATCAACTACGGTGCGCAGGGCGTGAAGCTCGCGTCGCTCGAAGATGCCTTCCGCTTTGCAAACGCAATCGTCGCGTCAGGCTTCGCGCCGCGCGGAATGGAGAAAC